AATCGACTTTAATGCCTTCACCTGCGCGGCAGTGGCCGACGTTCCCTTGGTCATGGCCAGCATGAAGTTTTTGATACCCGTCGCCGCCACGTCCTGCTTCACGCCCGTCGCCAGCATGGTCGCGCCCAACGCGGCAATTTGCCCCGACGCCAAACCCGCCACCGCACCCAACGGACCAATCGCCGTGACGATGCTGGAAATATCGCCGGTTTTTGCGCCCTGGGTTCCTAACAGGTTGATCTTGTCGGCCAACCCCACGACTTCGGTCTGAGTTAATTTGAACGCGGTTCGCCAGGTCGCCATCATGGCGCCCGACTCCTCGGCGGTTTGGTCGAAGGCGATGCCCATTTTCACCGCGTCGGCTGCAAACGCCTTCAGCTCTTCACGCGGAATGTTCGCCTGACCACCGGCGGCGACAATCGCGGCAATCCCGCTGGCCGCCATCGGCAGTTGCTCCGACAGGTTGAGAATGTCCTGATTCATCTGCTGGAACTGCTCGGGCGTGTCGAAGTTGACTACCTTCTTCACGTCGGCCATTGACGACTCAAATTCAATCGCCGCCTTGGCCCCGGCAATGAATGGGGCCGCAAAGGCCCCACCCTGCAGCACGTCCTGAAAGCCGATGTTGCCCAACCCTGAACTGTTCATCTGCTTACGAAAAGCCGAGACGTTTTTACGGATTCCGTTGAGCGTCGGCGACAGCCTGTCGACGCCCGTGATCAACGCCTTGAGCTGGAACCTGTCCGCCATCACTGCACCTGCTGGAGTTTGTTAATACGTTCGGCGTGCTCCAGGGATTCCAGAAGCACGTCGAGGGGCTTGTCCATCATCCGGTCAGGGTCCACCTTCCAGAACCAAGCCAGGTCGTAGGCGACCGAGGTCAGCTCGTCGAGGCCGGCGACGCCGCACTCATGAAAAAACCGGCCACGACCCAGCTAAGCGAGTTGAGATCAGCCAAGTCCAACTGGTTAACCGACGACGGCGGGATCCCGGCACACACGGCGATGTACTTGGCCGCTGCATCCAGATCGAGAGAGACCTCCTCGTCCTTGCCGATTTTGTACGGCAGCACTTTGATCGCCCGCGCTTCCGTCGTCGTGGGACGACGCAAGGTCAGGGAAGTCAGCGGTGCGCCGTGGGCCTCAATGGCCACCTGCAGTTTGATGACATCACTCATTGCCATACTCCTTTGACGCCGTCGAACTGCAGCTCCAGAGTGCCGTCGTCGCCTTTCGAGGATGGCTCATCGACCATGTACGCACCGGACAGCACGTAGACCGTGCCGTTGTTGAACTCGCAGGTGATGGTCATATCCTTGCCTTCGGTCAGCGCTTTGCGCGGAAAGTCCGGCGTATGCAACGCGGTCATTTTCAAGTACGGCGCCAGATCATTTTCCGTGTAAAAACCCGGCGAAACCGTCTCCCGCTTTTTATCCGACAACGGGGCTTCGGCGCCGCCGCTGATGGACAACTGCGCACCGTCGACTTTGACGTAGGCAGTGCCCCCGATTTTTTGACCCATGGTCTTTGCTCCAGAATGAAAAAGCCCGCACGCGGCGGGCTCGAAGGTGAGGACTGGTTACGCCGCAGCGTCGTACTGCAGACGGAACTGGTTGAGCATCGCGAAGATGCGCAGGCCGTTGATGTAGTCCGGCGGGAACAGCACGTTGACGCGGCTCGGATCCAGGGGATCGCGCTCGACTATCAAGTACTTCGCGAACAATTCAGAATTTTCCACATGACCTTCAGTTTCGAGCTTGCCGTATTCCGCAATCAATTCGCCGCGAATGGTGCTCGGGGTGACGATGGCCTGCCCGGCGCCGAAACGAGTGCCGTCGTTGGCCAGTTTGTGCCGGCCGTACTTGCTGGTGATCACACTCTGCAGGCGACGGATGATGTACGCCGACTGGTGCATGGTCTCGCTGTCCAGATACGAGTTATCGGACTGGCCATACGCGTTTTTCTGGTAGGTGGTGATCGAGCGCTGAATGCGCACATACCCGCCTTCGTAGTAGGCCGTGCCCAGCCCATAGCTGAGCAGCGACTGCCGTTCCGTCAGGGTGAAGCGCCCACTGGCGGGCGCCGGATCCAGACCCGGCATCGAACCGCTCTGTGTCGGGCGACTGGCATCCGCCGAGATGAACACCGCCGTGCGCGCCGTCAAGGACGCCGCCTGCACCCAGAACGGTTGCGGCACTCCCTGCTCCATGGCCTGGATGGTCATGTGCTGGTCGTTGCGCACTTTGCCGGCCGCGACCAACGTACCGAGGGTGCCGCGCTTGGTGCCGTAGACATGGCCGAACAGTTGCTTGGCCCAGCTCCAGCGACCGACGTTGTCATCCATCATCGCCTGCCAGGCATTGAGGGAGGTGGTATCGGACCAAGGCATGCAGATGAACTCGAACGGCTCATCGCCGAGCGCGGCCACCGCGTCGACTTGGTCCGGAGCGCCCACGCCACCGGCCATCGCGGCCACGGTCACAGTCAGGCCGGCGGGCGTCTGCTCGCCGTTGGACTTGCCCAGTCGATTTAACTGCAGGCTGATGTCGTTACCACTCTCACCCGACCACTTGCAGGACAGGGCGACCACACCCGCCGTGGCCACCGCCGTCACCGGCAGGTCTGGGGTTGCGTTGATCTTCACTGCCAGTGCCGCCGCCGCGACCGTTGGGGTGGCGGCCGACACGACGACCGACTGCACACGCACGCCGCCGATGTACAGGTTCAACACCCCCGCTTCGGTCGCCGTTCCGGTCAGGGTTACCGAGCCTGCCGACACCGACCCGGCACCTTTTTCCAGGGGCAAACACCAGATTTCGCCAATCGGATCAACCTTGCGAAAGGCTTCGTACATCATCGCCAACATCGAGCCGGCGCCGCCGATTTCCTTGGCCAGGGCCAGGCTGGACACCAGCTCGAGTTTACCGAGGGTGAGGCTGGCAACGTCGTCGTTGGCTTGCGCCACAATCAGCCGGCGCAGGGCCGAAGACGCGCTGTTAGCGGCCGAGTTGTCCATTTCCGCGTAGAACAGCGGAACCCGGATATCGGAGGGGATACTGCTGAATGGGACGCCCATTATTGCGCCTCCTCGGGTTTCGCCGCGCGTGCGGCTTTGGTGATTTTTTCGGCGTCGGCCTGGCGGATGACATCGCCGTCAGCCAGACGGCGGCGCCACCAGGCGTTGTCGGGAACCTCCCGACCTTCCGCCGGCAACAAGTTGCCAGCCTCCGGATCGGGCACGGCACGGCCAGCGGCCGGCACCACAGTGATGCGTTGGGTCATGGGGTTACGTCTCCAGAGAATTTCACTTCGATACGCCCATCCGGGCCGGGGTGCTGCAGGTTGGGGTCTGCGGGATCGATGCAGTCCATGTTGAAGGTGACGCCGCTGAAGCCGGTCAGTCCATCGATCTCGCGCTCATGCCAAGTTTCGGCCGGGTCGCCCGGTCGATTGCGACCGAGCTGGAACTCGGCAATAAAGCTGAACTGGTACACGGTGCGCGCCCGGCTGATGTGCAGCAGCTCGCCTTTGACGTACTCGATGGGGGTGTATTCGGCGCCCGGTACCCAGCCCACCAGCGAGCGCCAAAGCTCGGCGCGCAAATCGTGCAACGCGTCATTCGCCGCCTGCCCACGCTCGTCCCCCGACTCGAGCACGATGACCACGCTAAACATGTCGGTAATGTCCTGCAGCACGCCGGTCTGCGTCCGATTGTCTCCAGCCAAATCGGCCGCCGCGATCACGTAGGCCGCGGGCAGCGCCAGCTTGGCGCTGTCCACCACCGCGTCCCAATCAATGCCCGCCGAGACACGGCCGGCAAAGGTCGGGCAATCCGCGCGCATCTGCGCAACGATAGGGCTTAACTTCATAACGGCTCCTAAAAGAACGGGCTCAGCCCAGCGCCGCAGCAAACGCGGCAGAGAGAATCGACTGAACTTGCGAGGACGAATCCTGCAACGCATCGGCCATGTAGTTGTCGCGCGGCGCGATACGCCATTCACCGGCCGCCCGCGCCGCCATCGCGGCGGCACGGGCACCATTGGCGCGTCGGTTCGATTTCCCTTTGCCTTGGCCCGGAGCCAATTTGCCGAGGCGCTTGCCGCGCTTCACCCCGTAATGCAGGAACGCCGGGTAATAGGCTTTCATCGCACTGGTCATGCGCGGTGCGATCTTGACCAAAAACCCCGAGCGAGAAACCTTCGGTGTGATCGACTCCAGCGTGGTGCCGGTGCGACTGACCGGATATCCGTCCCGGCCCTTGCCCAGCGCCAAATTCATCTGCGCTCGCTGAGTAACCAGGCGGCCGATCTTGCGCATACCGGCACGGATCTTTTTCTTGTCGAAGGCGTCACGCTCGAATCTGCCGAAGCCCTCGACATGTAGGTACCCCTCTACCGAAGTTGAGTTAGACATAAATCCCTCCCCCTTCACTCACAGGCCCGAGCTCTTCAACCTCGAGCAGGGTAAATCGGCGGGTGCCATTCATATCTGCGACCCGCCGCACCCGATAGATCGTGGTGCCGTGAACAACTTCGTGCGCTTCGCTCATGCACTTCAGGTAGTAAAAGGTCACTCTGTGAGTGATCTTCACATCGGTCTGGACCCCGGCGGCATAAACAGCCGTACCGACTGGCTCTATCTTTGCCCACCGCTTTTTCTGCTCGGCGAACAACGAATCGAGGCCCTGATCGGGCGCTGGAATGTCCGACCTCAAACGCACTGTGATACGCCGGTCCAACTCACCAGCACTCGGCTCGCGCATGGCCATAATCAGAACCTCGGCGGGACGGTGATCTCTGCCACCAGGTAATCAAGAAATGTCGATGGAAGCTCGGCCAACGTCTGGCCCACCAGAAACATTTCCGGGTGACGGTAGATCGTGGCAGCCGCCATCAGCAGCCAGTTACGGACGCCAGGGTTAAGGTCAAGGTCGAGCGATGCCTTGTAGCGGATTCGGAGCCGACCACCGGGCCGAGCTACGGGGAAGAACAAAAAGCTTTCCCGTTGCTCCTGTCGCAGCTCGAACGGCCCAATGGCCTCAGACCACGTGCCGTCTGGCTGTTGCGCGAAAATCGAGACGACCTCGTTGGCCTGTCCAACATCCAACGCGTGCCCACTTGGCCGATCGGCTGGCCATTCCTCCTCATAAACGGCACCGCGAATTGCAGCACCTGTTTTCGATTCGCACTGAGCAGTGACGCCGGGAATGATGATCTGCTCGATCAGCGCTGGCTCCATGTCCTCGGGCTCGACCCGACACTGGAACGCCACCTGATCCAGTGTCAGTGCAGGGTCGCCGAAGTACTCGATTCGACGCGCCATGACTTACGGCTTCGCATCGTCATCGGTACGCGCGTTATCGCCGCCGTCTTCAGCACCGGTTGCCGCCGCACCCGATGACTCGGTGGAAGAGTTTGCGGCGCCCGTTTCACTTGCTCCCTTTACACCACTGGTTTTGGCAGACGCTGCCTTACCGGCTTTGGGCTTTTCGTAGGCCTCAGCAAAGCCCTTGGATTTCAGGCCTTCTGCAACCTCTTGGTCAAATCCGGCCAACTCGTCAGCCGAGTAACCGCGCCAGGCTTTCAGAAACCGTACAACAACTTTATCGCTCATCGCTTCAACCTCAGATATGCAAAGCCCCGCCGAAGCGGGGCAAAGGGATTACATGCCGGCGCCCCATTTCACGGCGACGGCGACCACGATGCATTCCACGTGGCGTGGACCGAAGTCGTGCTTGGCGATGACCTTGACCAGCGTCTGGTCACGCTGGAAGGCGCTGACCATGTTGCCCTCGGAGTCTTTGTACGAGGCCTCGTTACTGAACGAGATCGTCAGATCCATGTCCTCGCCGATCATCATGTCGGCGAAGTTCACGAAGTAGAATTCGGTCTCGTTACCGCCGGCGCCGAGGTTTACTGGGATCTGGTTGCTCAGACCCACCGGATACCCCTTGAACAGGCCCTGTTCGATTTCCGGATAGGCCTTGTTGCCGTTGCCATCTCGCAGCGACTGCAACCAGCGGAACACGCGCGGATGCATCAACCAACCGCAGTCCTTCATCATCACGTTGGCCGTTTCGATGCGAAGCATCATGCCGCCGGCGAACAGGTCGATTTTTTCCAGGGTGATGCCAACGGTGTCGGGAGCTGGCAACACGTTGAACGCTTGTGCCCAGTAGCGCATCCCTTTGGGCAGCGTGCCGGTACCGTCGGCACGAATGAAGTGCAGGTCCTCCGAGAGACCCATCGAAACCGCCAGATCGTTCACGACAATGTCGTCAATGCGCGGACTGATCCCGGCGTTGGCGATCAGGTCATTCGAGATAGGCACGATTGCTGCCGCTTTTTTCGCGGAAAGCTTCGTGT